GTTCACAAAGACAGGATCATGTAACTGAGAACTACGCTTATTTAATGTCCGATCCGGTGAAAGACCAATCTGGTAATATCGCACATATGGGCCCCATAGCAATTCACCAGCCCCCACAGATAGGAACTGGTTTAGCTGCATCTCTTCAATTCCTGAATGAGAATATGACGGAGCAAGGCGGTAGTGGTCAAAGCACTGTTTCATCCAACACTTCTGGCGAAGCTATTGAACAGGTTAATCAGAGGGCCGATGATTCTTACCAGCCATTATTTCAGAATGCTATGCAGTCACTAAAGTCAGCTTGTGAAACATGGATTCCAGCTGCGAAAGAACTTTACTTTACTAATGAGCGTAGCATTAGGTTAGAAGGTCCAGATGGTTCATATAGCCAGATCAAAACAGTTCAATACGACTTCAATGAAAGCAACGATAGTTATGGCCCATATAAAAACGCGGCCATAGGTTTTTATGATGTAACTGTTAAAACAGGGGAGAGCCACAAGTCTAAGAAAGAAGCGGATAGACAGTCTAACCTAGAAATTTTGCAGTTTGCCGATACAAGTACACCAATGGGGCAGCTAACACTAAATAACTTAATCATGACTACTACAGGTGAAGATACGCAAGACTCAAGGCGTATTGCTAGATTTCAAAATCTAGAGATTATGCTAGGAATGGGGTTAGACCCACAGCCAAAGACAGATGAAGAGAAGCAGTATGTTGAATCTCTTATTCAACGCCAGCAGCAGCAGGCACAGCAGCAGCAAGACCCACAAGTCATGTTAGCAGAGGCAGAAGGCCAAGCCAGAATGATGGAAGGACAAGCGGCACTACAGAACGAACAGAACGATGCAGAGAAAAACCGCATTGAACTAATCAAGCTGCAACTTAAAGACAAGGAGTTGAACATCAAGGCGGCAGAGGTTGGCGTTAAGATTGAAAACATACAGATAGACACTCAAGGCAAGATGATTGATAACCAGAACAAGCTTGTCGAGGGTGAAGGGAAGCAGCTAGATAATATGGCTAAGCTATCACCTATGATGCAAGCGTAGTAATTAGAGGGAGGTTTGACACACCTCCTTTTATTGGCTACCTTATTAGAAGTAATTCAAGAAAGGAGAGGGGAATGGTATTAGATATAGTTATGGCAATTCTAATAATAAAGGAAATAGATTTAATTGCCGTATTCTTATGGGGGCTGATTAAATGAAGAATAAAGAATGGGAGCTAGAAACAAGAATTAAACGCCTAGAAGGTAATGATCTGCAATCTATTCTTGAGTCATACAGCGACAAGATAGATTCAATTGTATCTAAATCTATTAGTGATCTTGATTGTCTGAAGCCTAAGAAAGCTACAGCTAAGAGTAAGGATATCGAGCAGTACAATGCAACCAGAGAGTCACAGTTTAATGCAGCAGGAGGGAGGTCTAGTTTGTATTATCAACACTTATCAAGGCAAGGTATTGGTATGTCTGGTGGTGCTGGATTTGCAGGACAGCAGGGCAGCCTAAGAAAATCAAACCTACTAAATGCCTTGGCTGCTGAGTTTCAAAGCGGAGCTATAAGTAAGGAGGAATATTTTTCTAAATTAGGTGATATATCATGAAAACATTTAAAGCATCACAGCTAGCACTAAAGCCCGCTGAAGTATTTGCAGAAGCTAGAAAGGAAGGCGCTATTATTCAGCAATGCCGAACTAATGGCGAAGTGATCGAGGAGTTTGTAATTATGCCTAAAGATACATTGAATGAGTTTATCAGAGAAAGTAATAGACTAGATGAATTAGTCATATCGACTAATACGTGACTATATAACAGCCACCTTCGGGTGGTTTTTTTATGCCTACCTGTAACTAAATCCCACTAGTTTGTAACTATTTGCTAATGAGGTTAAAATAGCACCAATGGCAACCGCTAAGGCCATAACTTAGCGTTATTCGTTCACCATAAGACGAGGATAATTTATGGATTCTGGCAATATAGCTGAAACACTAGGCGAAACTACTCAACCTGATGATGTTGTGGTGACTGAATCAGAGGCAACCGAGACTACACCACAAGTCGAGGACACAGAAGAGTTAGAGGTTATTGTAGACGTTGAAGGCGACCAGCAACAAGAGCCTAATAAGATGGACGAGCGCCAAACCCGCGCAGCTTGGAAGGAAGAGAAACGCAAGCGAAAAGAAAAGGCAGAAATTGCCAAGGCACAAAAGGAACGAGCTGACCGTATTGAGAAAGAGCTGGAAGAGCTTAAATCTCAGGTTAGCCAAGCTACCAGGGGCAAGCGACCTAGTCCATATGATTACGACAGCGAGGAAGAATTCGATGTTGCTTATGACAAATGGCGCAATCATGGTAAGACAGAACAAAAACCAGTTCAGGCTAATGCTAATGGTAAGACAGAGCAAAAACCAGTTCAGGCTAATGCTGAAGAGCAGGTTTTTAATATGTCTGATGATCAAGAGTATCATTTACACCAATCAGAAACGGCACTTAAAAAGTCGCTCAAGGATTATGATGATGTAAAAGATAGTGTACATAATGAGTTGAAGACGGCTTTTGGTTTGCAAGATGATTACCCAATCATGGAACAAATAGCGCAGTTTGCTCATACGTATGACGTTGATCCTGCAAAAGCCTTTTATGCTCTAAATAAGCTTCCTAATAAGATTAATGACCTTGTTAAGAATCAAAATAACCCAGCACAAATTGGGCGTATCTTGCGAGACTTGGAATCCAAGGTGAAAGTTAGGGAGCGTAAGCCTTCTGAAACAAAACCAGAACCAAGCATTAATAGTAGCGGTCGGATAGAAAGCACAAATGCTAAAATAAAAATTGCTCTTGATAAGTACGCTGAAACTGGAAGTAATAATGACTTTATGGCATACAAAGAGCTAATCAAAAATAAAGGTGAATAAAAATGAGTAACGCACTAGTTAAAGAACTTCGCGTAATGTGGGCAGAACTAGCCGCAGATACGGATATTAAGTGTACGATTTCTAAGCTTGTATCAGATCAGAACAGGTTTGATATGGGCGATCAGGAAGGTGAAAGGTCTAGTGATACTGCGTATATCCCTAAACCATATCGGTTTAATGTTCAGGAAGGCTATGAATCTAGTGATTCTGACTTTCAGGATTTAATTGATAGAATGATTGTTGTCACTCGAAACGGCGTTAAGCGTATCCTGTTTAAGACAGACGCTTTTCAAAATCGTGACGGGCGAATAACTGAACAGGGAAAAGCTGCTTTAATGCGTGATATTCGCAATGCAATCGACTTGACAGTTTACAAGGAAGCGCTGTTGCATTCTTCTCAGGTTAATGTGTCTACTGGAAAGTTTACCTTCCAAGACGCAATTGAGATGGAAAATCGCATGTATAATGCTGGGCTTGGCGGCTATTCTAAGAATGCCCTCCTGTCTAACACGGACTACAAAGAAGTAGCCTCTGTCCTAGGCGCTAACCAGTATGATGCAAATCGCACCACTAATGCATTAGAAAAAGCAATGCTCCCAGACTTGGCAACATTCACAACCATGCGATCAGACTACACACTAAATCTTCCTGGTGTTGCTACACCTGCTGGCTTTGCGGTTGATGGTGATCAGACCTATATTGTGTCAACATACAACACGCCTGGCGTTAAGAATTCTGGATTTAAAAATCCAAATCAGCAGGTGTTAAAGGTCAAGGCAACCTCTACAGTTGATGTGTCTGTTATGGTTGGCTCTAAGATTTCACGAGAAGGCGGAAATGCTGTTGATCCTGAGACTCGAAGCGATACTGATGAGCTTTTGACGCATACAATTGTCGCTGTTGATAATGTTAATAAAACATTGACTATTGAGCCTCCAATTGTAAGCGGAACAAGCCCGTACAAGAACTGCACATCAAACGCCACTGATGATGACGCGCTTACGATTTTGAATAAAAATAGTAGCTCCCCATCGTTATTCTGGATACCTGAAGCAATTACAATTGTTCCAGGCAATATAATGACTCCAGATGAGGGTATGAGTGTGGCTCAAGCAACAACAGAGCAAGGTCTTCCAATGGAGCTGATTAGCGAAGGCGACTTCCATAAGGGTGGCCGAAAGTTCAAAGGTGTTATTTACTTTGATGTTGTAGCCACAAATCCTGAGTATATGTTTGCTCATTTGTCAAATCAGGCTTAGGTCTGCAATGCTTGCGGGGGTGTTTAATCACCCCTGCTCTTTAGAGGTTCTAAAATGATACATATTTACAAAGCTGGTGGAGATAGAACTTATAAGGACGGATTCAATTATTCAATTAAGGCGATAAATCCTAGGGAGTTTGATATTTTTTCTTCTCAAGGATGGCATCGACATGCTGAGGACTGCCAAGCCATTGATGTTGAGTTCTCAAAACATGTTGGGCATGAGGAGACTCTTCGAGAAGATATTAAGAAGCTAGGCGGCAAGCCTGCTGGTCGTTCTTCTGTTGCTAAGTTAGAAGCTCAATTGAAGGAGTTGAAAGATGGCGACACTAAGGAAGGGTGAAATTGTAGATCAAGCTTTTGTTTTAATGCGTATATCGGGCTTAACTATTAAAGCAAGCCCACCTGAGATTGGGATGGCATTATCTGCATTAGAAAGAATGGTTTTATCATATGAGAATAGCGGGTTATTTCTGTCTTACAACAAGTCTGAAACCTACCCTATGCCAGACCCTAGTGAGGAGTCAGGATTAAACGACAAAAGCATACAAGCTATTGTTTTATTGTTGTTTAAGAATTTATGCCCTGCTTTTGGCAAAATGTTTCCCTTGGAGTTAAGGGAAGAAGCCTCAATGGCTTATCGTGGCTTGTTTAGTGTTATCGCACCAACTAGGGGGCAGAACCCTATGCAGCCTTCTGGACAGGGTAATAACCGCTATGTAGGCGATATTGGTTTTAATCGAAAATATATGCCAGATCAAAAAGATATTAATGTAAATAATGATAGCAGCTTAGAAGGATTGGAACTTTAATGGATATTGTAGACTTAAATAATAATGGTGAGATCGAGGGACAAGATTTAATCCCTATCTTTAGTCAAGATAATGCAGCTAACCGATCTGTTTCCTTTAATGTATTAAAACAGGCAGTTCCTACTATTGAATCTATCTCATACCAAAATCCTACGTTAACAATAACAATGACAGATGGTTCATTTTTTGAGCTAGATTTAGTTTAGTTATCTTCTGTTAATGATATATAATAGAGAAAGCTAGGCATTGTGAAGGGTGCCTAGTAGAGCGCGCGCGTTCGCTTTTGTTACGCTGTACTTCACTACGGCCACCTTCACCTTTAAACCCTTTGTCTTTTAATACTGCACTCCTTCACATGCGGCGCAAGCGCGCGGAGCAAATGAAGTGACTAGAATAAAAGATTTAAACCGCAAAGATACAATGAACGACAATGATATCCTTCCGGTTTGGGATGGGTTCAATGCGTCTACCCGTTCTGTATCATTTAAAAATCTGCGAGAAGCAGTACCCTACATTAAAAGCGCCGCCTATATTTACCCTGATTTAGTTCTACAGCAATCAAACGGCGAAGCTGTATCTGTTAACTTAACTGGGTCGCTAGATATTATTGATCCATTAGTAGAGGATCACGACCTAGTATATTGGGACCAATCAGAATCAAAGTTCAAGCGAGCTGGGGCTAGTGTAGACCCGACAACTGGCGTTATTTCTTTTGATAAAACCATTAGCGTTCCTTCTGG